GTCGCTTGGACAGGCGGTAGCGCACGACCTTGATGCCAGGGACAATCGACACGCTGCCGATCGTGAAGGTGTCGGAGAAGCCGATCTCGTCGCCTTCGGTCGGCGTCTGGACCGTGGCCTGCGAGGTCACGTAGGGCAGGTCTGCCTGCGTTTTGCCCTTGGTCAGCTTCTTGGTGGTGACCAGGTTGACCATCGGCGCGTTGTGCGGCATAACCGCCTGCGCCCTCAGGATCATGCTCTGCCCCGTGGCGCTGACGTTGGCGAAAAGGGTGTCTGGCACAGCTGCCTCCTAGCTAACCCCGAGGAGCTTGTTTTGCTCCTTGAGAAACTCCGCGTCATTGATGCGTCCGGCGAGCTTCGCCGCGTTAAGAGCATTGAGATTGGCAAAGCCACTGGAGACGCCACCGCCGTTTCCGGTCTCGGGCTCGTCCTGCGTGATGCCGTGCAGCGCGTAGATGCGCTCGCGCTCGGCCAGCTTCGCTTCGTCCTTGGCGACCTTGAGCGCCTCGAGGTGGCCCCGCTTGGCCTTCGGGCTCAGACCCAGCACGCCGTCAAGGTCCATCTCGCCCAGGGCTGCGGCCCGCGGTGCGTAGACCTCGCCCGCCACGTTCATGAACTCGGCCGGGTCGGCGTCGTCCAGCGTCTTTTTCGCGGCGGCGCGGTCTGCCTCCGGCACGTGGGCCAGGACCTGGCTCGTCAGCGTCTCGCGCAGGCGCAGGCCGATCGACGCCTGGGCGTCCTTGTCGTATGCCGTGAGCACGCCCAGCAGCTCGTCCTTGGTGGTCTGACCGAGGCGGTAGGTCTCACCGTCGATCACGACGCCGATGCCGTCCAGCGCCTCGGTCAGGGTCGTCTTGTGGGTCGCGAAGTGGTTGCGCAACTCTTCCTGGTGCGCGGTCTCGGCGGCCTCCGCGTCCTGCTGCGACTTGGTCTCGGCGGCGGCGCGGTCGCGCTCGATGCGGTCCTCTTCGATGCGGGCCGCGAGGATGGCCTCGGTGTCTTCGTCCAGCACCGGCGTCTTGGGCTTCTCGCCCTCGCCGGTCTTGGTTTCCCCGGAAACGGCGGCGGCGTCTTCCTTGGTGTCGTCGCCTTCAGCGCCCTCAGCTGCGCCCGCGTCGGTCGTCAGGCCCGCGGCTGGCTTGTCCATGACAGCGGTTGCGGAGCTAGAACCAGCGCCAGCAGGAGCGTCATCAGCGTCAGGCGCATAGAGCGCGATACCGAACATCTCGGGGTGACGGCGCATCTGGCGGTTGGTGAAGGCTGACATGTGTGCTCCTGTTTTGGGCAATAAGAAAGGGCCGTGCCCAGTCGCCTGGGAACGGCCCTTTTGCCCAATTGCTATTTAGTTGCGATAAACCTACATTGCGACGCTATCGTGTGTCAAGCGCGTATGCCGTTTAGGCGTATAATCGGCGACATGACGGGTGAGTACGAGAACCTCGGCGACCTCTGGGTGCCTAAGTATGTTGAGTCCGAGGTTCGGGCGCTGGTCGCCGCACTGAGAGCGCAACGCTCCATGCTCATGGCACTGCTCGCCACCTCACATCTCAGGAGACACCCGTAATGCCACTCGGATTCTTCGACCCTGCCGACCCGCTAGGACTCAAGAAGCTCAACGGAGCCGGTACCGCGACCGCCGCGCCCCTCAGCTACGGCCCGGCGCCGGGTACCGGGTCCGGTCCCGTCGCACCCCGGCCGCTCACCTACGACAGCCCGACCGCGCCAGTAACCGGCATCGGCCAGTCGATCTACAACGCCACCTCCGAGCTGCAGCGGCGCAAGAAGGCCCTGGTCGCGCTCTCTGACCCGTCCAGCCCTTACAACACGGCCAGCCGTAGCGCGTCGATGGCCTCGCTGGCGCTGTCGGACCCGAGTAGCCCGCTCTACGCCGCCAGCACCGGCGCCAAGCGTGGCCTGTTCGCGGCTCAGGGCGCACAGACGGCCCAGCAGCGCGGCTACTACGACACCGCCGGCCAGTACATCGCGGAGCGCCAGGGCGAGAACCAGGCGCTCACCGCGGCCACCCACGACACCGCGGACCTCGAGGCCGTCGCCAAGGCCCAGGGCCAGCGCAACGCCGTCAACCGCCTGCGCGACCAGGTGGGCATCGCGCGGCCTCTGGAGATCGACACGCTGCAGAACGACACCACGCCTCTGCCGGTGGGCGTCGCGCGATCCCTGCGTACCAACGCCACGTACATCTCCGAGGCCAACAAGGAAAAGGACGCGGTGCGCGGCCTCGAGCTGGAGAAGCAGCGCAACGCCATCGACATCACTGGCACCAACATCGCAGACATGCGCCGTGCGGGCGACGAGGCGGACCTCAACCTCAGCGAGGCGCGTGCCGGCGCCGGCTACAGGAGCAAGCTCTCCGGCCTCGAGCTGTCCAACGCGGTAGACGAGGCGCAGTACGCCAGAGACATGACCGAGCTGGAGCTGCAGAACCTGCAGCGCGCACCCTTCGGCACGGTGCCGTACGAAGACCCGAACACGGGCGAGATCACCTTCGTCTCGAAGGCCAAGAAGGACGAGCTCGACTACCAGTATCGCAACCGGCTGACGCTGTCCCGTCTGCCCACCGAGTACGCACAGGACCAGGCGCGCACGCAGTACGGCAACCAGCAGGAGTCGGGCGGCAGCACTCTTGCCGCGTACAACGAAGCGCAGTTGCTCAACACGATCCCGGTCGGCGACGCTGGGCTCTATACCCAGCCCGTGATCGAGGAGCTGACGCGGCGCTACGTGCTCAAGGGCTTCAGCCCGCAGCAGGCCCGCGATCGGGCGGTTGCTCAGGTGCAGCAGGAGCTGGCGACGCGCAAGAAGACGGGCATCACGGTCTTCGGCGGCGCTGGCAGCTCCCCTGCGGCTCCTGCTGCACCGTCAGCGCCTACGGGCACGCCGTTCACGTTTGGTCCGTAGCGGAGTAGACTTCAACGCGTGAATAACCCCAACGATATGCATGGTGCGCGAGGTAGTGGCGGTGGTGATATCGGATGGGCCTTTGTGCTCATGCTCGTCATCGGGATCATCGTGACGGGCGCCGTGTTGCTTCTCGGCCTTTAGCGCGCTTTAACCTTCTGCAAAATCTTGTCCTTCGCCGGGTCTTTGATGCCAGCGTGGTCGACCATCTGCGTCAGCAGTCTGACGGCCTGGTCTGACGCCAAGGTCTCGTTCTTGCCAAAGAAGGCGAGCACCGCATCGAGGTCGGGATGATCGTTCTGCAGCTCGCGCGTGATTGACGAATGCACCGCCGCCCGCTGGCTGGCCTCGGTTAGCTGGCTGAACTTCTTGCCGTAAAGGTCAGTGGCGTGCGAGTCGAGGTTGCCCGGATTGATGAGCGCCGCCTCGTAGTTCTCTATCAGCGCCTTGGTGCCCTCGTAGACCTCGCGCACCTTTGGTGACTCGTTTACCGGGCGGTCGTAGCCAGTGATCTTCACCGGCCGATTGGGCAGGTTCAACGCCAACGCTTTGTCAGCGGCGGCGGGCGAGTTAAGCCCCGCGCCGGCTTTCTCCGACGTGCCCGAGTAGTACCACGCGGCCAAGTCCAGTTCTGGATTGGCCGCATCCAGCGCCTTGCGCTTTTCGCTGGCTTTCGGATCATCTGGCTTGATGTCCATGTAGCCGGCCTGCTTCTTGGCCGCGATGTACTGGTCGTACTTCTGCCGCTCCGGGCTCTTCTTCGACTCAGCCACGGACTGCGCTTCGTTAAGCCACTGCTGCTGGTCCTTCGGCAGCTTGGCGATATACTCCTGGCGCGCCTTGTCGGTGGCTTCAAAGTCGGGCGTGCCGTCCGGGAACGTCTGGGCGACGGCGTAGTAGCCGGTGAGGGCGTCGCGGTACTTGTTCGAGTCGAAGTCCTTGAACTGCTCGGCGAACTGTGACGAGAGGTCCTTCGCGGCCTGTAGACGGCGCTGCCCGAGGTCGTGCCAGATGTCAGTGATCTTCTGGTTGTTCGTGCCGGCCTTGAAGGCGTCCAGGGCCGTGCGCTCGGCCTGGTCGATCTCGCCTGTGACCTGCGCCTTGCGCTTCTGGTAGTCGCTGTCCTGTGTCAGCTTCAGCGCGTCGACCTTGGCCTTGTCCTCGGGGAAGAGCTGACTGTACGGTTTGCCGAACTTTTCCCGGGAAACACGGTCGCGCTCGTCGTAGGCCGTCCGCTCCTGGTAGTTGACACCGGCCAGGCCGCTAGCCGCCTGAGTGAGAGCCCCTGCGACGCCGTTCTCTGAGACGCCCTGGGCGACGCCACCGGTCAGCAGGTTGGCGCTCTGTGCATAGTGCTGCACGATGTCCAGCGTTTGCTGCCACGGGCTGCCTTCGCGCACCGGGTCGCCCTTCCAGTCGCGGTTGGTGGCGATGTCCACCGTGGCGCCAATCTCGGGCTGCAAGCGGCCCTTCGCGTATCTGTAGACGCCCTCCGGCCCCTGTGTCGCGGTGCGGAACACGCCCAGGAAAGCGCTGCGGAACGGCCCGCCCAGGCCGATGCTGCCCGTGTTGCCCAGGATGACGTGCAGGAAGCGGCCGCTCGATGGGTCAAGCACCTCTTTGACTGCCTCCACCGGGTCCTTGCCGTTGGCTTCCGCGGAAACGAGGGCGGAGCCGACGCTGATCGTCATCAGGCTACCGATCAGCGTCGAGCCGCGGAGCAGTGCCAGCTTCTCGCGGCCCAGCATCTCTTCGCCTCTCGCCGCCTTTACCAGCGCCGCGCCGTAGTCCTTGGCCAGGGCGAACGGCTGGGCCGTGAACGAGCGTGACGTCGGCAGCAGGCCCTCGAGCTTGACGCGCTGTACGCTGCGCCCGGTCTCCGGGTTGTTGATGCGCGGCACGATCTTGCTCAGGCTGTTAGCCGCTTCGTGGTCGGCGATGTTCTGTGACTCCTGGCCCAGCTTCATCAGCAGGTTGGAGTCGTTCTCAAACGCCTTGAGCGTGCCGTAGTCAACCACGCGCTGGAGGGCTTCGTTGAAGCCCTTAACCTTGCCCTTCAAACGCCCCGGCAGCGCGACCTCGCGGCCGAAGACGGTCGTCTTGCCGAGTACGTCTTCACCCATCGATCCTAGGGTGCGGTTGCTGGCGAACTCGAACCGGCTCACCAGTTGCGGGTCCAGGGACTTAACGAACTCTTCGGGCGTCGCCTTGAATGCACGCGCCAGTCCAGTCCCGTTCTGGATCGCAACCTCGGGGTGAGAAAACGCGCCCAGCGCTCCCTGGATGGTCAGGGGCGAGGCGTCCGGTCCCAGACCAGCCGCGCGCGCGGTATTGCCGGCCTCGATCGCGCCATCGATGAACGCGTTGTTGAAGCCGGTCTTGAGCACTGTCTCCATCGCCGCTGCGGTCTTCGGCTCGTGGTAGCGGAAGTCGGGCCCGCGCACGTACTCGCCGGGCGCGGCGCTGTTGTAGCGCGCCCTCAGCTCGGTCAGTTGCGGTTCGACGTGGCCCAGCTCGCTCAACGCGTCGTTGAGACGCAGGCCAGCCGCCGCCTGCTTGCCCGGCGCCCGTTCGACGGCCTTCTCGATCGCCCGCGCCCTAATCTTTAGCTCGCGCACCTGGGTCTGCATCGTTGCCAGCTCGGGCGTCAATTTGTCGGCCTCTGCCAGCGCCACGAAACGCGGAGTGGCTCGGTCGGTGATCGCGGCCTGCTCTTTAATCAGCGGCGCCAGGGCCGCGTCCTGCTGCGTGATACGCGCCTCTGCCAGGTCGATACGGCTCTTGACTGCCTGCAGGCGTGCAGCGGCCTTGTCTCGCGCCGTACGCAGGCCCGGGTGCGTCTCGTCAATGACCTCAGTCAGCGTCTTGCCTGCGACACCGGTCTTGAACGTGTTGTTCGCCGCCATGCCGGCCAGCGCCGACGCGTGCGTATCGGCCAGGACCGCGGGGTCCAGCTCGGGCTTGAAGTCCGGGTGCTTGGCCACGCGGTCGCTGAGGCTTTCGTAGGCGCGCTCCTTCGATACCGTGCCCCGGGACGAGATGCTGGCTTCCGTACGTGGCGCGGCCGCGGCGACGTCCTCGCGCGACTGCATGTGCGGCACGTAGACGGCGTCCGGGTCGTGCGTCGCCTCGAAGCGGCCGACGTCGACGCCGAAGTCCGCACGTACGCGGTTGAGCGACGCGTCCTGCACAGCCCGTAGCTCCTCTCGGGCAGCGGCCAGTGCAGGCGTGCCTTCGTAGAAGCGCGGGTTCTCAGCGTAGTCAACCCATGTGCTGGCCAGCGGCCGGCCCTTCGGTCCGACGTAGGCCGGAGCCTCCTCTGCGAACGCCGTTGCCAGCTTGCGGTAGGCCGGCACCTCCGCCCGCGACAGCTCACTGCGCAACAGCGAGCCCACGCCGGTACGAGCCTGGTTCGCGACGTGCACAGCTGGTGGCATGTCGACGCTGGGGTTGACTGCACCAACAACCCTGCGCTGCAGGCTGCCTTCGTCGCGGAACACGCGCCCCGGCTCCAGCGTCGCTTCTTTCTTGGCGGCCAACGCTTCCTGTATGCCTCGGTCGCCGACGTCTGCCAGCGGCTGGCCGCGTGGTGGTGTTTCCGAGGCAACGCGCCGCGCAGGTCCGCCGGCGACTTCCGGGCCGAACTCCTGCCCGACACGCGCGCCTTGCGTACGCGTTCCCCCCAACGCTTCGACAACGTTAGCGCCGCGGCGCTCGTCTCGCATCAGACCGGATGGCAGCACGCGGTCCAGCGTGCGTGATGCACCGGCACGGACGGTGCCTTCCTTGATGCCGGCCTCGCCCACCCTGACCAGACCCTTGGCTCCGGCTCTGACCTCGCCCGGTGAGGCGGTGAGCGCCAGGTCGAGCGCGCCGACGGGCACGAGGCCCTGGGCAACCGGATTCGCGATCTCGCCGGCCCGGGGCAGCGATGGACCGCCAGCGCGTTCCAGGCCAGACGCCGCGAGGTTGTAGGCGCCGCCGATCGGCGTGTTGTCGGCCACCAGGCCGGCGGCCTTGCCAACCACCGGCTGTACGGCGCGGGCGGCGTCGGAGAAGTATGGGATGTCGACGTTGCCGGCATCGTACGCTCGCAGCGCGAGCGTGAACGGGCTGTCTGAGTTCTCGGTATGAAGCGGTGCCTGGACCACTCCCGCATCGACCGGCTCCAGCCCTCGCAGGCGCGCACGCAGCGTGCCCACGGAGCGCAGCGCCACGTCCTCGCCGCCCGCCGGCACCAGCCCGGACACACCACCGGCGTCATACGGCACGTCGCCGCTCTGTACCGGCTCCAGGCCCTTCACGCCGCCCTGTGGCGCGCCCAGGTCGTACAGGTAGCCTGGTGTACTCCCGACCGGCTCCAGGCCGCGTACGGCGCTTGGCGGGAGGGTCTGCAGCGCCGTGTTGCCGACCGCACCGGCCGTACCGCCACTGGAGCCGCCGCCGAGGATGCTGGCCAGGTACTGCCGAGTCTGCGGCGCGTCCTTGCCCAGCTGCTCCTCGAGGTGCGCTTCCCAGTCCGGCCCGTACTTGCTGACCAGGTTGCCGATGTTGCCCTGCCCCGCGTTGTAGGCCGCGATCGCCGCGCGTTCGTCGCCGCCGAACAGCTTCTGCAGCCGCGCCGTCTCGCGCGCGCCGCCCTCGATGTTCTGCTTCCAGTCGTGCGGGTCGACACCGAGCCCTCGCGCCGTGTCCGGCATCAGCTGCGCCGGGCCGAGCGCGCCTGCAGGCGACGTCAGCGTGCGGCCGTCATCGCCCTTGACGCGGTAGCCGGACTCCTGCCGCAGCTTGCGGTCGTAGGTGTCCGGGTTGATGCCATTGCGCTGGGCCTGGTCGCGAGCGTAGGCGCGCAACTCGTCCGGGCTCGGGTCCGGTGCGGGGTCCCAGCTCACGCCGGGGATGACGGGCAGCGCTACGATGATGCACCAGCCTTCCCAAAGGTTTCCGCTTCAAGCTGGCTCACGGCCTGGCGCAGGAGCCCGATGATCGTGTGCTTGTCGCCATGCGCAGAAAAGTGATAGACGGCGTTGAGGTCCTTGTACGTCGCGAAGTAGCACAGGAAGCCGCCGGCGCCGCCGTCCTTCTCCGGCCGATCTGCTTGCTCCATCTGGGCGAGCGTCTGCCGGGCCGTGTTGATGATCCGAGAGTCCTCTTCTGACGCGATGGTGTCCCAGTCGATGTTCATGCCGCCACCAGAGGCGCCGGAGCGGACGCCTGCGTCTCTACCGGCCCGGCATCCACGCGCAACGGCTGTGGAGCCCGTGCCTGTGTCCCGCCGTCCGCGGTTTCCCCGGAAACGCCGTCTCCCAGCACGTACTCGCGTACCCACTCCGGCACCGGCGCTCCCAGCTTCACGGCGTCCAGCGCGTCGATGCGGAACTGCCTGGGGAACTTCTGCCGCTGCTCCAGCCACAGGTCCTCGCCCTCGCCGGTCGGCATCTGCTGCATCTCGCCCGTGGGCAAACCGGTCTGCGGGTCGATTACCGGCTGCGTCGTCATCACCGGGTGCAGGAGCATCCCGGTCTGCTGGTCGACCTGCAGCGGCCATTCGTACTTGCGCTTGTACGCCTGGATGCGCTCGGCCGGGTTGCCGCGGCGCATGCCCATCGCCAGCATCGCCGTCTCCAGGCTCAGCTCCGTCAGCTCCGCGAGCTCCTCGCCGATCTCTTTGTCCGACTCCGCGATCGCCTTTGGCTCCGTCATGTACAGCCAGGCCGTGAAGTAGGCGAACATCTGGTACGGGTTCTGCGGGTCGAGCCTGGGCATGGACGGGAACGGCGTCGGCTGCTGCATGGTCATTACTGCATCCCTCCCACCGCGGCGCCAGCGGCCGGCTCGGTCGGCGCCGGGGCGAACGATTGCGAGGGCTGTGCAGCGGGCGCTGCCTGTGGCGCGGGCTGGCCGCTGAACAGCTCCGGCCGCTGGGCCACAGGCAGCCAGACCCCGGCGCCGGTCTTGATCGCGTCCTCGACCATCTGCGGAAAGTAGTACAGCGTCAGCACCGGCTGGGCGATGCGCATGCCGTAGTCCTTGCGCAGGTTCTTCACCTGGGCTGTGACGTCGTTGGTGTCGGCCTCGATGCCCTGGATCAGGGTGCGGATGCCGCGGTCCATGAGGAACAGCGTGTTGATCATGCGCTTGTTCTTCTGGTCCTCGGTCTCCTGCCGCGTGCCCACCGTGATCGTCTTGCCGAAGCTCACGTCGTCCGGCCCCAGGGTCATGAACTCGCCCTGCGCGATCTCGTCGCCGCCGGAGCGCGTCAGCTTGTCGGTGGCCACCAGCTGGTACTCTTCGTCGTTATTGTCCAGCCAGTTGCACAGCATCTTGTCGTACTCGATCCAGCCGAAGTCGAGGAACTGCAGCCACGAGGTCTGCTGCTGCTCGGTCTCTGAGGTCGAGATGTGGAACGCCGTAGCCGACGCCTGCGCCACGACGTCCGGGTTGGTGTTGACCAACAGCTCGCCGCAGGTGGCGTCAATTTCCACCGTCAGCTGCGCGATGATCTTGTCGAGGTCCTCGTTGGCCACGATCGCCCACGGCTGCACTCGCGTGCCCGCCGTGTAAACGATGGCGTCGGTGCCTTCGGCGCTCTCCACCGGCCGGATCGCCTGCAGCTCCTGCAGCTTCTTGATCTCTTCCGGCGTCTTGTCGGCGACGACGATCTGGGTGCCGGGACGCGCCCGGAACGCCGTGGTGATGCGGATCGAGTTGACCAGGTTGATCGAGTTGACCAGGTTGAGCAGGGCCCAGAGCACCGGCAGCATCTTCTCGCCATCGGCGCCGGGCGCGAACGTGTCGCCGGGGATCACCACCGCCGCCGCCGCACGCTCGCCCTCAGCGCAGGTCGTGTTGCGCTCGCACCAGACGATCTTGCCGTCCTTGCCTTCGTCGTCGGCCACGACCTGGTATATCCAGCAGCCGTCGTCGTAGCCGTAGACTAGGCGCTCCTTGTCCTCCTCGTCGTCGGTGCCGGCGCCGGGCGGGCTGCCGCCGTCCGCGGCCTTGCCTTCCTCCATGCTGCGCGGCGCGGCGATCGGCTCCCAGTTCACCCTGCCGTTGTTAACGCTCAGCGTGCCCTTGTTGGCGTAGGTCTCCTTGAGCGCCGACGTCTGCACGTAGTGGCGCCAGGCGAAGCGCTTGGGCCGGAACGTGCCGGCGGGCAGCTCCGGGAAGGCGCAAGCGGCCGGGTTGTAGACCTCGACCTGCAGGCCGGGGGAGCCGTCGTCCTTGCGGCGCTGCACGATGCGCCAGCATGCGTAGCCGTCGATGAACTGGTGGTCGCGCGTCGGGTTGGTGACCTTGAGGCCCTCGTCTGCCAGGGCGTTCGCCATGGTCAGCGCCCGGCCCAGCCGGTCGGCCTGGTCCACCAGGGCCTGGGTCGGCGCGCCGCTCTTGACCGCGTGCGGGATCACGTCCGTGTACCTGGGATACCCTGCCGCCTTGCTCTTCATCGCGCGCGACGTCCGGATCACGCGCGTCGAGCTGATTTCCCCGGAAACGCCCTGGGCGAAGTCGGCGGGCAGGTCTGAGGGCAGGCGCATCATCGCCAGGCCGCGGTACAGCGGCCTGGCGCTCTCGTAGGCCTTCATCGGCTTGGAGTTGAACAGCTTCTCTGCCGCACGGATCACCTGCACGGCTTCGGTGAGCTTCTTCGGCAGGCGCCTGGTCTTGGTCTCAGCCACGTCTTCCTCCCAGCCCGCCGTACGAGCGTGCGGGTGTGTTGCGGACCAGGCCGCCGTAGGTGCGCTTCTCGGTGTTGGACGGGAGCACTACGCGGGCCGGACCGGCAACGTCCTTCTCGGTTTCGCCCTCTTCGTACTCCTCGTTGGCGCACTCCATGGCCGCAATCAGGTTCTCGTTCATGCGGTACACGTCCTTCGTGCGCCCCTTCGGCGTCTCTGTGTAGATGTAGTGGTAGCCCTCGATTTCGTCGGCAAGGTCTTCGCCGCCGGGACAACCCTCCACGATGAAGAAGCCGGGCGAGTCCGGCTCGCTGAACGGGCCTTGCGGCACCCGCAGGTCGAGCTCTTCCTTGAACGTGGGCACACGCCCGCCGGGGTAGGAGTAGAACAGGCGCTCCATCAGGTCGATGCGGTGCAGGCGCGGTGCACCCGACGTGCCGCCGTTGCCGCCCTTGGCCGTGGCGAAGCCGTGCGAGTCGTTGAGGAACTTCTGGTTCGGGTCACCGCGGCCGCGCTTGGTCTTGTAGCGCTCCTTGAAGCGTGCGACGACCAGGTTTAGACTCTTGCCCTGGTCCTTGTCCGGCTCGCCCCACGCCTCGCGCAGCCAGCGCCGGTTGTACTGGTCAATGCTCAGGGCCACCACGCCGCATTTATGCTCCGCGCCGTAGTCTTCACCGATGATCGTCACCGGGAAGTACAGGCCGGCCTCCAGCGGCCGTATGTGCACGTCGCGGTCGAACAGCGGGTAGCAGGCGTTGTCTTCGCCGCCCCACTCGCCAAGCACCCAGCTCTCGTAACGCGGCGTACCCGGAGGCGGCAGGTTCTCCGTCAGATAGCGCTCGCCCTCCACCGTCCAGGAGCCGTCCGGGTTGGCGAAGCGCGGGTTGTCCTGCAGGCGTGTCTTGATGCGGCGCATCTGCCCGCGCTCGCAGCGCACGTTGACCCAGTTGCCGCGACGGGCCGGGTTGCAGTCCGCCAGGACGCGACGGTGCTCGATGATCGGCGTGCCGTCCGGGTTGGCGTGGCGCAGCGTTGCCTTGATCGAGATCAGGTCGTCTTCGGTGAGCTCAGTGATCTCGTTGATGTATGCACCGTCGTACTCGGCGGACAGCATCTTCTCGCGCGCCTTCGGGTTGTCGAGGCCACCCACCGTGATACGAGAACCGTTGCGGTAGCGATAGGACGCCGGTTCGTCAGGCGCCCCACCAAAGAAGGCGGTGCCGTCCCCGGGACGAAGAACCTGTTCGTTGAACGTCTTGAGACAGGTGGACGCCAGCGTTACGGCATACTTCCGGACGATGATCCACTGCAGCCCGGCGAAGTGATGCATCAGTTGGTTGATCAGCTCGAGGATCGTGCGCGTCTTGCCCGTCCCGCGCGGCCCTTCTACAAGGACTTCTGGTTCGCGCGCGTTCCAGGCCTCTTCGTTGCCGCCGCGCAACTCTAGCCGGATCGTGGTGTCAGCCGAGGGGGACGCTATTACCATTCGTCACCACCTGCAACACGTAGGTGCGCCGGTCGCTGAGGTCCAGTGTGCGCCCCTTTGGCAGTTGCCCGAGTTCGTTCGCGGTCGAGTTGTGCAGCTTGTCGATTAGAGTGACGATCGCCGGGTCGATCTCGTACTCCTCGACGATGGTCATGTTGTCGCCGGAGCCCAGCGCCTTCTCGCGCATGACCACAAGGCCGGTGCCAATGCCGGTACGTCCCGCCGCGCGTTCGTCCCTGACCGTCAGCAGCAGGTTCTTCAGCAGGTCGTTGGTCGCGATACGGTTGACCTTGTTGGCGATGGCGTAGTCCGCGGCCTCGCGCTGCATACGCGCTTCCTCGGGCTCAAGCGTGTCGGCGTGCCGTCGCCTGAAGGCACCGATTGCCTGGCGCGTCACCGTCAGCCGCTTGTTCGACACCGCGCGGGCGATCGCCGTGTCCTTACCGCCGGCGAGGATCATGCCGATGATGAGTTTGCGCATCTTTGGTGTCTCTAGAACGTGGTGCTGAGGCAAGGTCTGGAAAACTCCCGAATACGAAAAGGCCGCTCCCTGCCTGGGAACGGCCCTCTAACCCAATTGCTATGCGGTTGTGGCGGTAGTTTACACCAAAGCGCTTATTCCCTTTACGTCCAGCGTGTAAACCAACTGCCTACACGGAGCGACGAATCCCTCCGTGCCCTTCCTGCTGGCGGCTGACGGCTTGTGCTTCCACACGGTTAGCAGCGGCAGCTTGCGGGCCTTGGCGCCCGGCCGCACGTCACGCATCAGCGCCACGAACTCGCTCAGGGCGCAATCCCGTGCACAGCGGGGGCAATACAGCGTGGCGGGGGCCTGCTGCATTACAACCTGCTGCCGGCGTGGCTGGCGTAGCGTCTGCGCTCCGGCCGGGTGCCGGCGTCGTCTTCGCGTGACAGGGCCGTGAAGCCCTCGCCGTACTCGACGTTGCCGCACTGCAGGCAGTTGTACTCGACGCCCTCCGCCAGCCGGTCGCGGTGCATCGTCCCGTTGCAGCGTCTGCAGCGCCTCACGGGTGCGATGGGCGGTCTAAAGGGGCCGCGGCAGCGCTTCCTCCGTTTGCCGGTCGCGGGCGCTTAGGCATGACCCAGAGACCCCCCCCTGCGAGGTCGCGCCGGACTTCGAAGCTGTCCTTCTCGAGCCGCTTCTTGATCGCGCTGAGTAGCTGCCCGAGACGGAAGTTGTTGACCTCGCCGTCCGGTTCGATGAACAGCACCTCGTCACCGGTGAGGTCGTTAAAGCCCGCGACGATCGCGGCGTACCTGTCGTTGGGGTCCGGCGGCAGCTCGCTCTTGTTGCGTACTGTTAGCTTCATAGCGGGGGTTTCTCCTTCAGTCCTCTTTGCCTTCCATGTAGCGGCCGTACGCCGGGTTCATGGCGCGTATCTCTTGCTCGGCGATGTCGGCGCGCTCACGGCACGGTTTGCAGAGCATCTGCGGCAGGTCCGTACCCGGCAGACGTTCCGCCGGGTTGTCGCAGTCCGGCACCAGACACGCTCCCGGGGCCTTCTGTGCTCTGAGTACCGTGAGGCGCATCCGTCTACTCCTGCGTCAGGCCGTCTTCGGCGGTAACCGGCAGCGCTGGCTCCGTCGCGGCCTTGAGGAAGTGCTCGACGAACGCCTGGCCTTCCTTCGAGCGCGAGCGTTCGACCACCGCACGCAGCAGCAACTCCCTGGCGTTACCGTCGTTGATGTCGAAGCCCTCGCGCAGGCCGTCCGCGTCCTCGACGCCCGCCGCTACCGCAAGGTGCTGCGCGTTGGCCGTCCAGACTGCCAGCTCACGGTCGACCTCATAGTCGCGTGTCTCCGGGCTGACCTTCTTCGGGTTGATCCCCTGAATCACAACGGCGGCCAGCAGCGGTACGGCCTCCGCCGGGCCAGCAACGAGGTGCTCGTACAGCACCTCGTAGAGCTCGTCGTCACGGGCGTCGATGTCCCGCACTGCCTTCGCGACCTTCTGCTCGACCACCTGGCGTCCCTTGGTGCAGTGCTGGTCGAAGCAGGACTCGTTGGTGCAGAACAGCTCGAACGGGCTTTTGTCGTCCTTCTGCAGGTAGGCCGCGCCCGTGGTGCACTTCGTGCGGCACTCGATGATGTCGGCGAAGTAGCCGGGCCTCTCGCGCAGGTTGTAGTCGTACCAGCCGTAGAGCTCGTGGCGCTCGTCCACCGGCGCTACGAAGCCCTTGCCCTTCTTTGGCACGAGGCCCGGCGTGCCACGGGTGCCCATCTGCGCCGCGGCCTGCTCGTTGCGCTCGTCCCTGGTCAGCGTCTTGATCAGCGGGCCGTCGGTTTCCGGGGAAACGTTCTTGAACACCGGGTCCTGCGAGAGCACCGCGGGCCACTTCGAGGTCTTGCCGGGGGTCTTCGGCGCCGCGCTGCCGTCGCTCTCCGTCTTCTTCGCCGCGGCTCCGGCCACGCCCTCGGCGGCCTTCTTGCCCGCGCTCTGGGCCTTGGCCCAGGCTGCGGTTGCGCAGGTCCACTCGCCTGAGCCCTCTTTCCTGAGCTTGCTGCCCTGCGTGGTCGGGCTGTACGACGTCCACTCGTCGCGAGGGATCGTGTGCACCTTGGCGGCGTGCTCGGCCTTGAAGGCGTCGACGTCAAACACCGGCGCGGACGTGTCGTACTGTCCGTCCTTGTACAGGCGGCGCCAGTCGGCTACGGGGTGCCTGCCGACGTGGTACGCGATCGTGAAGCGCACGCGGCCGACGCGCCAGTCGGGCGTCCCTGACGTTAGCACCCCCAGCGCTTCTTTCGCCTCGGTCTCGTGGAAGTGACCGTCGGAGCCCATGAGGCCGAGGAACTCGCGGGCCGCGTGGGCGCTCATCTCGCCCGTGTCGACGTGCTGCAGCACGAACTGCGGCAGCCTGAGCAAACGCAGGTTGTTGCTCACGGTCGACCGGTCCAGCCCCATCGCCGCGGCGAGCTCCTGCACCCCCATGCCGTCGATCTCCAGCGCCTTCTGCCAGGCCCGGTACTCCTCCATCGGCTTGAGGTCGCGACGCCGTGTGTTCTCAGACAGCGCCGTAATCGCCATCTGGTGATCGGTCGCCGTTACTATTTCCAGCGCGTACCGCGTGAAGCCCAGCAGCTTTAGCGCCTCGAAGCGCCTGTGGCCCATGCGCAGCTGATAACGCTCGCCCGCCACGCGCACGCTCGGCGCGTAGTAGAGCCCGTTGAGCTTGATGTCCTCCGCCAACTCCTCGATGCCGTCCATCGAGGTCCGCGGCTGCCACGGGTTCGCATCGACCAGCCTCAGGTCGATCTCGTCGAACGTCCGCAGGCTCATCGCCGGTTGCTCCGTACTTGTCGTCACGTTATGTGCTCCTACCTGAACTACGTGCCTGCCAACACGGCTCACACACCGTGCTTATGAGCTTCCTGTTGCTCTTCCGGTCGTTGCGGCCGCCGTGCGCGACCCTGATCACCCAGAAGCGCGGCGTCTCCTGCGGTATGACCTCCGTGCACAGCGAGCACCGCGCCGTTGCCGTGCCCGTCTGCCGGGCGCAGGAGCGGCAACGGCCCGTCTTGCCCCTGCCGCTGATCGTCTTGCCGCAGTCGCATTGCTTCCGCTTGTTCCACAGCCAGCGCTTCTGGCGCTCCGCCCGTGTCATCGGAAGCGCCCCCAGCCGCACCGCCGGCGACATCAGGCCCGCTCCACCTGCAGTACGACGCTGAGCCGCCAGCGCGCGCCGCAGCCTTCGCACTCCAGCACGTCGCCCTCGTCCGGCACCCGCACTTCGACGCCGCAGCCGCACGTCCCGATACCACCACCAGCGATCAGCTTCACCTCCGGCGCCAGCTCGATGCCGTGACAGATGCCGCGCTCTTCGGCCTCCAGCAGCATCAGTTCACCAGCGCCGCGTGGGTGCGGCCGACGACCAGGTAGCCGCGCAGCTTTGGTACCGCGTGCCAGGCGTCCGAACCACCGTGTTGAGGACACAGCAAGCAGCGCTGCTCTACGGCCTCACCGAGACAGCAGCACGGGCTCTTCAGCCGGTCTTCGTCCCTCAGCGGCACGAACGTCAGCATCGACGTCCGCCGTGGCCAGTACTCAAGGCCGACAGCTCCAAGCTGCGAAGGTGTCACCCCACCGTCCGTAGACCACGTAGGCAGCGGCAACGTTGGTTGCGTCGTCGGTGACGACGTCGTACCAGCTCCAGCCGTACTCCCGCTCGAATAGCTCGGCGTAGTCGTTTCGGGAGAGCTGGAAGACGCCGGCGTGGGCTCGGCTGACGTCGTGGGTCGCCGGATGCGTGCCCAGGCCGCTTTCGCAACGCGCCACGGCCACAGCATCCGCACACGGCCACGGCTGAGCGCAGATGAGGGCGATAAGGTTGCCATCGCTCAGCCCTCGCTCATCGGCGACGGGTTCTTCACCACCGCCACGTACTGGCCGCAGCACTTCGAACGCCAGCCGTGACGCCTCTCCGCCTCGCACGGCTGGCCGCAGCCCGTGCACTCCAGGTGGTGCGTCTCCTCGTGCAAGTGGGCTTTGATTCCGCCGTACCTGGTTGGCATCTACGTCCTCGTTTCCTGGGGAACGGCTACCGGCGCGGCGCCACAACACGAGGTGACGAAGCGCGTCGATACGAAGCCCTGACCTCGCGTCCTCGTTGCGCGTTTGACCCGTGAACAGGGCCGGTTGCACTCGCTGCACGCGTCCTCGTAGGTGGGTGTTGTTGGGTTCATTCGCTCCTCCGTTCGTTAGGGCTAAGCACGCGAGGCTGATACAGCAGACGAGGGTCAGCAGCCGTCGCGAGCTGGGGCATTTCAGGCTTCCGGCCCTTCGCTGGCCACCGACACGTCGACCTTCGCCAGGTGCGTGAACTCGTCCGGCAACGTGATCTGGATCGTCTGGGCGACGCGGCGCTGATGCTTCGGCACACGCAGCTCAAGGCGCAAAGCGAACTCGTTGGCCGACAGCCTGCCGGGGTCGGTCTTGCGTACCTTCGGGTCGCCGAAGCCGTTTGTCGGCAGCACCAGCCAGAACTCCTGGTTCTCGTACTGCGCCGGCACTTCAAGCGCGATCGGCGGCTTGCTCGGTTGGTTCATCGTGTCTCCTCACCTCCCCAGCGCTTTAACGCTGCGGTCTAACGCTTGCCTGCCGTCATGCGCTCCCGGCGCGTCAGGTGCTCTTCGTCGTCCGCCGGGCAGGCTCCATCGGAGGCGTGGCCACGGCAGGACGCCAGGACGTAAGCCATCGAGACCTTGTTGTTCAAGGCTGCCCGGCGCAGGCAGTGCTCCATGCAGGGCGCACCGAAGCTGGCGACGCCGTCGCGGATTTGCCCTTCCACCGTGGGGTTCGTGGAGATGCCGTGCGTTCTGAACAATTTCAGAACGGCTCTTACGTCTTCTTCGTCTTGATTGGGTCGTAGAGAGTTACTTAGATCACTTTCTTCACCGGAAGCACCAGAAGAAGAGGAAGAGGTAGACGGGTTCGCAACGCGTTCTGAATCCGTGCGCTCGCTGTTCTGAACATGTTCCGAACCATCACGTCGAACCGCACGGGCGTTCGCCATGCGCGCCGCGGCGTCGTCGGACGCCCTGTAGCGCTGGTCGGAGTCCGCTATCCAGAGCCGCCCGTCGCGCTCTTCGAGCTTCCCCCAGCCCTTGAGCCGGTTGATCAGTGCCACCGTTGCGGCACCGCTCTTGTGCAGGTGGAAAGCGCACGCCGGCGCGGGCGGCAGGGAGCCGCGCGGCTCCTCCTGGTTGCCCACGCACTGAAGGAAGTAGAGGTCACGGAAGTCCGCGGCGCTCATTTCGTGCAGGCGTGGATCTGTCAGGTCTGCTGACAGCCCTCGAAACCACCACATCTTCGCTTGCGTCCTCTTCGTCTCGTTCATAAGCGGCTCCCGACGTTTGCCCCGCCGAAACGTCCGCTAAGCTCCCCCTTTTGTGGCTGAGGGCACTCGTGCGCCCTTACGGCTGTTGCAGCTGCGGCAGAGCGTCTGTAGGTTCTCCAGCGTCGCGAGCCCACCGTGACGCTCGGGGTGCTTGTGGTCGGCACGGAGGAAGCGGCGCGAGCCGCACGTCACGCACTTGAAGCCGTCGCGCTCGAAGACCTCCCATCGGATGTCCTCCGGGATCGGCCTCTTTCGGTACGGACGGCTCGCAGGTTCGATCATCGCGTCTTCGGCGGCTTCGTCGACAGCAACTTGCGCACACCTCTCGTCGTAAACGGCCTGGATTTCTTCGAGAGACACGACCCGCTGAGCGTCGATGAACAACTCGGCTAAGCGGAATTTGCCCTGCGGGGTTGGTAGGCCCCACTCCTCGAGCAATGCTTCGCCGATATGCATCACGGCCAGGTCGACCGGAAGCGAGGAGTCGCGGCCAGGCTCGAACTCGTCCAGCTCGGCCTTATATGCCAGCAGCGCTTCGTCTAGGTTCATCGCCGCGCCCTCGCCCGCCTGCCGCGCTTACGTGGCGTCCTGGGCGCCTTCACGGTGCCCCAGCCGCATACAGAGCACGCCTGTACCGGTTTGCCCCGTGCGTCATACGTAGAGACCAGCAGGCCGTCACCACGGCGTTGCTCACGGCAGCGCGGGCAGTAGTCCCGTTGTGGTGCTGGTGCTCCGCCCGGACACTCGCCCGGCAGGTGCCAGGTATCGCAGAGGCCGCAGAGGTAGCTGTGGTCGTTCATCGCCCGCCCGCCTTCGTCTGGCGCGTCAGGTCCTCGATGCACTCCCTGCAGACGCAGAAGATGCCGGCACGTCCGTAGTTGTGCCCGCCCATCGTTACCAGCGCCGAACCGCACAGCAGGCACGAGGTCACTAGATCAGCGGCCAGCGGCGCCAGGGCGTCTTCGATCCGGTCCAGGAGGACGGTCATGACTTCACCAGCTCGCGCTTGCGGATGCCGTTGGGGTGGAAATGCCAGATGCGGCCGTCGTAGAACGCGCGACCGTTGCGTGCGATCACGAGCGACCATCCTTCGGCGTGGTTCTCAGCAATCTCCGGCAGCACGCTTCCCGCCTCACGGAACCGGCGGCGCTTGGCGATGAAAGGGCAGGTCGCCAGCGAGTAGCGCGCGCATTCTTCATGCATCCACGGATCGCCGAAGCAATCGCGTTCCGCCTGGTCGTAGGTGTTGGTGGTTGCACCCAGAAAGGCGAGCCGCTCGGTTCGCTCGATGACTTGACCGCAGATGCCGCAGAGACGTTGCCGAGCGCACTCGGATACCAGGGCCGTGTCGAGCAGGGCAAAGCTGATCGGGTCGGGCTTCAGGTCGACCATGAAGGGCACGACCATTCCGCCGAACGTCGGTCTATGGGCGAGGCGTGGCGGAATTACAGTCACCGTCGCCTCCCCACCGGTAGCAGGTCGAGCTCACGGCAATGTCTGCAGTACAGGCCATGGAATGCCCAACGGAGGTGCACGAGGAGGCTCATGGAAGCGCCTGACGTATCCGCACGAGGATGCAGTCGTCTTTGTGATTGAGGCCGTCGCCGTCATAGCCGAAGCTCTGACACCAGCCGCAGCCGACGACGTGAGCGTCGTCATCGGCGTTCAGGTCGTCCATCGCGTCGTGCGCCTCTTTCAGTAGGGCTTCGAGGCCGTCAGCGCGAACGTTGGCCTCAGTCGCACGGATATCCATGCGTTCGGCGTACCCGATCGCCACACGTGCCCTCTCCAGCGCACCGAGAAGCTCGCTCGCAGTGTCCTGGCTCATGCCGGGTACTCGCGCACGCGCAGGTCTTCCGGTAGGTCTTCAAGCGCCGTGCCGGGGCGAGCACCGCCGAGCTGCTTGACGAAGCACGCCACGCCCGCCTCAGCGCACTGAGCGACGATGCTGCGTGCCCATGCCGGGTCGAAGACGCGATGTTTCGGGCCGCTCTCACCGCCGACGATTACCCAGTCGAGCGTCTGCTCCCACGTCGCGCAATCGTCGCGATGCATGAAGGTTTGGCCGCAGGTGCAGCGCTTCCCTGTGCGCTTACTAAGGATCATGTGCAACCAAGCAGGGTCTAGCGCGACTGGCCCAAGCAACGGCTCAGCGCTGACGAAGCGCACCGCCGCCGGGGTGTCCAGCAAGATCGGGATGCGCTCGTCTGCCCAGCGCTGGTTCTCTACCGTGACGCCTAGCCAGACGTTCGGGAGGGGCCCGTGTCCCGTCTCCGCTTTGTACGCCTTGACGAACTCACGCATGATCGCGGGCCGCTTCGTGAGCACCTGAAACTGGTGCTGCTGAGCGAGGCGCATAACGTCGAATACCAGCGCACGGAACTCGTACATGATGTTCTCGTGGAACAGGTCGCTCATGCTGTCGACGAAGACGCGTCGCGGCGTCTTCCACGAGAACGGCGCCTCCAGCCGGTCAGGGTGCAGCACCACGTTCTCTGCGGCGTTGGCGGGCGTCCACGGCTTGAACTCAGCAGGCCAGCCCGGACTCCCGGCGTAGCGAGCCGTCAGCGTCTCCGCATAGCAGTGGGCACAGCCGGGCGAGACCTTGCTGCAGCCGGTGCTCGGGTTCCACGTCGTGTCCGTCCATTCGATGTTGCTCTTCGTGGCGCTCATGACGAGGCCTCGCCCGCGTGCCGTACGTCCCACGCTTCGTGGTTGCGCAGCACCTGCCTGGTGATGATCTCGTAGCGGCCGCGGCCCCACGGTCCGTCACCCTTCGTGAACTTGCGGTACTCCGGCAGCCGGTCGCGCTCCTCCAGGCCCGCCACGATCTCGGGGAACGTGCGGCCCACCAGCGCCAGGCACCAGGCGTACTTCCACAGCGTCTTGGCGCGGCGCAGACGTCCGTCCTCGTGCCTGACCGTGAGCTCGCCCGAGAGCCAGTCCTCGCGCTGGTTGCCGGGCTCGTCCAGCAGCGGACGCCGCGGCACGCGGATCTGTACGTCGTTCATTTCGGCTCCGTCTCCGCCCAGTACGGGCACTCTTCAGCCGGCCGGCGCGTCAGCGTCTCCCACGCTTCCCAGACGTCATCGGGGTAGGTCCACTGCCGCGCGTCGAAACCGGCCAGCAGCAGACAAGAGATGAAGGCGTTTTGAAACTTCGATGGCGGCGGCGCGTCACCGTGGCGGTCGCGCACCTTGTTCTCAGAGAACACACCGCGGCCGCGGAAGAGGTACACCCAGTCAACCCAGCCCTCGAGCGACTCCTGCGGTACGCGGCAGTGCCAGGCCTTGAGCATCCCGCCGAGCTTGAAGCCCCAGTCCAGCAGCGTGTCGTCGAACGCCGCCTCGGTCATGTGCTCTGGCTGCGGCCAGGCCCATTGACGCCCGCGCTGGTCGACCAGGTGCGTCAATGTGCCCTCTGAGTCCTTGAGGCGGCGTACGGGCCGCCTGCGCGGGCGGTTGAGGCCGTGCTCTGCGGGGTCGATGGCGCCTTGCTCGGCCAGACGGCGCAGGACGGCAACCGGCAGCTCCGAGGCGCGACGCTTGGCCTTGAAACCGGTGCGCTTTAGGCCCCTGCCCGGCAGACGCTCGCGCTTCGCGGGCTTCGGCGAGGCGTTGCCCATCGCGCGGAACTCGGCGGTTGTAATGACGGCGGGGGGAGTCGTCATATCTTGTCTTTCTCGCTACGTTTCCGTGGCGGGTCCATCCCCCAGGAGCGCTCGACCGGCTAGGTAGACGTTTCCTGGGAAATGAGCCCGCAACGTGCTGCCCGTTTCCCCTCCAGGCGTTAGAGGGGGCGGACGCAGCTCGCCGTTTGTGCGCTAGACGGGTGTCGGTGGCGCCTGCTGGATCGTGATGCGTACCTCGTCGTTGGCCCAACCGGGCGTCGGCTCGTGGCCCGGGTTGCCGTGGCCGCTCATCGAAACGAAATACTGCTTGTCCGGCGTCCCGAGGTTGCCGGTTCGGAGCAGCCCTATCACGGCGCCCCATGCGTCGGTAGCAGCGTCGATGCCGGCAGGGTTCTGGCCCTTAACGGCCTCTTCGAGATCGCCGGGCATTTCGTCCGTTGGCAGTTCGTTCGGGGTGATGGTCTTCGTGACACTCCAACTCATGCTGCGGTGTACTCCCTCTTTGAACTCGTGCTGTTTAAGTGCGACTCTTCGCCGCGACAAACGGACCGAAGGGACGGCCGCCGATGGGCCCAGACGACGAAACCCGGCGCCTGACCTGCCTGGGAGGGGGCCCCAGGTGGCTCCCCTCGATCCGTTTGTCGCGGCGGCGCAGCGCTTTTACGGGACGCTGCGCACGCCGTTGCCCTTCTTTCACATGACTGGCCTCCTGACGGCTAATAGCGACTCCTCGTCGCGGAGAGAGGCTGAACGAAGTTGCCGACGGGCTTTCTGCCTGCTTCCCTAAACCCTTTCGGGCCACATTGCGCACGTTGTGGTTGGCCGCTGCTAGGCTCCGTGCCAACGCCGGATTCCCCGTCTATCCATGAGTGTTCGCGTCGGGAGTTTCACCCTAGCGGCCCGCTCACATCTCTTCGTTCAGTCCCTCTCCGCGACGCCGCTCCAGGGCGTGAGCCCTGAGAGAAGAGCGGCGTCGCGTCTTTACCAGAACCGTGGATATGGCGTCTAAGCCGGCATCACCTCCTAGTACCGCTGGCCGCTGTTGGCGGGCTGGCGGGCCTTCTGCCACGAGATGCCGTCCGTGCCCTCCCACCCGACAGAGGCGCAAGCTTTGTTCTTGCACTTGAAGTGCGGGGACTTCGGGCTAGGCCGGTTGCCCCGGTTGTCGTAGACCTCGCCACCGCAGTCAGGGCAGCGCGGAGCCGGACTCCCTGCGTCATTGGGCGCTGCAGTCGGTTGGGACGCGCCAGAGGACGCTACGGGGCCGGACGGGCCGTACTTGCCGCCCATCGGGTCAGGCGTGTAGCCCTTCTCGGCCAGGGCCGCGGTCAGCACGCCGACGTTGACCACCAGCTTCTTGAGCTCTTCGGACGGCGTGCCCTCTACCAGCTTCCAGTGCACCTTTACGCCGGCCGGGTTGACCGTGAAGATGTTGGCTTCCGAGCGTTCGGCGGTCATAGCGACGCCTCCGGCAGGTGCAGCACGACGTCGAGCAAGTGGCGCTCTCCGTTGCCCTCCGCTGAAATACCTGCAAACGAGATAAGGCCGAGTGCCTTCAAGCGCTTTATGGTCACGTCCAGCTCGCCCGTCGTCTGGATCGTCTGGATGCCCAGGTCGACCATGTTGACGTGGCAGTGCGGTGACTCCATGCGGGCGCAGGCGTCTGCGATATCGGCCAGCGCCATCAGCGTGAGCTTTTGACGCGGCGTCTCGAGGTCTTTAACCGTGAGCTCCCCGGCGCGTGCTAGCAGGCTCACGACTTCACCTTGACTTCCAGCGACATCGTGACCATGCCGGGCACGCGGTACGGCTTGACGTCCTCGGCTACCGTCGTCTTGCCCGCCAGGGCGCGCAGCACCGTCACGTCGACCGTCAGGGCGTTGCTCTTGTGCAGCGCCTTGACCAGCGCCGCCGGCATCGCTGCCACGTCGTAGCGCTCGGCGCCCGTGCGGGTCTGCAGGCGGGCTTCGATGCCGCGCTCGCCGTCCCACAGCGTGTCCGCCGGGTGCAGGTCCAGCCAGCGGCGCAGACGCACCGCGATCTTTTCCTTCTCGGCCCTGGCGCTCGTCTCCTGGGCGCGCCAGCGGTCGTATTCGAACAGCAGGCCCACCAGGTCCGCCTGCTCTTCGGTCTCCTCTTGCTCCAGACCGGCCAGGAAGCCGGCCAGCGGGCTCTCGTCTGTCTTGTTCGTCATCGTCTATTCCCCCTCTAAATCAGCCGCCCACACCTGCCACAGCAGGTAAGCGGCGCAAAGCACAACTACGATCGTGATCACCAGCGCGCTCACCTCAGATGACCTCCACGTTCGGGCCGATGGCGTAGCTCACGAAGCCGTCAACGTGCAGCCCGCCGACGTGCACCACCAGGTGCGCGAGGATCGCCTTTGCGGCTGCTTCCCGGTCGCTGGTGCGGATGCGCACGTGGATCTGCGGCAGGACGAGGAACTCTTCCTCGACGTCGTCGCAACCCTCGAACACCGGCGTGTCACGCAGGCGCTCGAGGGTTTCCAAGGAAACGCTGCGGGCGGCGATCCGGGCCGGGGTGTCGAGGTTCGGGTCAACGTACGGGTCAACCGGTACCAGGCGCAGGCGGCCTACGTTCCAGTTCGGCAGCTTCCCGTGCGGGCCGGTCATGGCGCTGCCGGGCTTTCGTCGATGTCTACGCCAACGCCCCGAGCCTTGAGCAGCGCCGTCGAGCGCAGGTACAGCTCCATGTCGCGAAGCACGGCGTATGCCTGGCTCTCCGTCATGTCCTGGTGAAGTTCGGGGTATCGGTCGCAGACCTCGGTGATTCGCGTGTGGTCGTCAACCGTGATCGCGAACGAAAGGTACGCCAGGTCATGTGCGACCATCAGCGCCTTGTACATCTCGGGCGCCGCAGCAGCGAGGAAGACGTTTGCCTTGATCTCCTCGGCGTCCTCTGTGGGCTCCCATGCCTCACTCGTGCCGCGGTTGTTGAGGGCAACCGTGTGCGCTTCTAAGAGCACGTGGGCGCCGCCACCTTGGTAGTAGTTATCTTCGCCGACGACCTCTAACCAGCGGCCCGAACCCGTTCCATTTAGGCGGACGCGCCACGGGGCGTTCGTGATCGCAAGGTCGCGGCTCATACCCGCACCCCCGCCACGATCAACATGTGGCTCGCCTGCCAGCCGATCCCCGCAACATGAGACCGCCAGCCCCCGTCCGGTACGGGTGGCAACGCCTGCTGCAGCTGGGCGATCAGGCTCAGCGTGTCGGCGCAGAGCGGTACCCCGGGCACGTCGTACTCGGCTACCTCGGTGAGCAGCTGGCGGGCGGCGTACTGCGTCATCGCGTCGTGCATGTCCGGGTCGGTGGAGCCTTCGAAGCGGGCGATCAGCGTCAGGACTTCGCGGTCCAGGGCGGTTAGCTCGGTCATCGCGCTAGCACCGTTTCTGGCCGCGTGAACACGCTCCACGGCACGGGAGGCGCGAGGCTCAACACGACGTAGCCTTCCGGGATACCGAAGTGCCCGCCATGCTGGACGTGCAGCACCATGAGCAACTGATCTTTGAAGGCAAACTCGCCGGCGTCGTCCGGGTTCCACTCGCCGTCGCCGTAGGGCTCGTCTAGGTGGGCGTCGGCCCATTCCTGCAACGTCGGCCAGTACTTCTGTAGCAGGAGCAAATCGCCTGCGTTGTAGTCGCGGTCGTTCAGGCGGAAGTCGGCGCGCTTGATGCCCTGCTTAACGGCCTCGTATTCGTTAGGCCAGCACTTGAGGAAGTGAACGGTTCTCACGATCCCGCCTCTGTCGCCCAAAGCCAGCCGAGTCCGGTCAGGGCAAAGCGGACGCGCGGCTTGCGGCGCTTCGTGGTGGCTACGTGCGTCATCGCCGTAGCCCCAGCTGCGCGTGGCCGGGGTGCATCGGCACCAGCGTGATCCGCTGCGGTGCCGCTTCTACCCGTGCCAGCTTGTCGAGGATGCCGGGGTTCTTCGTCGCGTCGACGCCGCCCGTGTGGCCCGCGTCGCAGCGCACCATGTAGAAGCCGGGCCGTCGCGGGTGCTCGCAGGGCTCGCCGTCGACCGTCACGAGCGCGAGTTCGCCGCCGTCCTGGGTGCAGAACACGGCTGGCGCTTCTTCGTAATCTCTTGGTGTCGTCTGAGTCGTCATCTGTGATAATTCCCCTTGGTCCGGCGCGACCCCTCGTGCCGGTCTACTTGTCCTAGGACGCGCGCTTGGTTAGTCGCCGGGGCGCGTCCTTCTCGTTATCCAGAACCACGTCCTTCGTGCTGTCAGGGTTTGCTCCTTTCGCTCTCGTAAACGGGGTGAATCCGTCGTCGTCTTCCGGACAGGAGGGCTCAACGCGCAGGGTCTGCACGGTTGGCGAGCGGTGCCCGGTGTAGATGGAGGAGGTTGGGCGGGTGAGGCTGGAACGCTGTGTTCGAGCCTCAGGCGGTGGGTCGGAGACAAGGGGACTCGGCCCCTCGTGTAGGGGCTCTAACCGTGGGTTCGAGTCCCACTCAGCGCGCCATTTAAATCCGTCTCCTTGCATTGCAAAGAGACTGTAAGGGTTCTCGTACAGCCCTGTCAAGCGTTTTCGGCGGGGCTGTACGAGAAAATTGACACGAGTCGGGGCAGGAGGCTACATTGAGTCGGCTAAGTATGGACGGACTTGCAACTCTCGTCGCCGAACTCATGGGAGAAATGTCGTACAGGGCGGCCGCCAAGAAGTGGCGCGTCTCTCACATGACACTCTTCGCAATCGTGAACCCTGAGCCTGGCAAGGACGTGCGGCCGCCGCGCCGCGAGGACTTGCTAAAGATCGCCCAGGGCGACGAGCGCACCTACCGCCAACTGGCCCTTGCTGCATACGGCATCCTTGAAGTCGAGAAGCCGAGCGGCGAGCGCAACCTCGTGCCGGCGTTGTAGGACGACGCCGATCAGTGATCGGTAAGCATCTTTGCCGTTTCTTACGGCCCATTCTGCCAACGTCTTCGTCTCAGACATTCCTCGCAACTTAGCATTTCATGCGTTAACTACTCTCCATCGAGTTGTCCGTTACGGTACTATCTGCGCACGTCAGCACGTAGCTGACAACGTCACCTTTAGCTGGCTCCCCGCCGGCCTGAAGATTGACGGCCATGGTAGCGGATAGCTGGAAGATCACTGCGCCAGCCTTCGCCGCATACCTTCTCTCGACAGGGAAGTCACCCGAGACGGAGCGCACCTACGTGTCCCGCGTCAGCGTCTTCACCAGCTGGGCACTGGAGCACGAACTCTGCCCCGCCGAGGCCGACGCCCCGGCCATCCACTCCTACATCGCCCACGAACGCGTGGCCGGCAAGGCTCCCAACACGATGCGCAACGCCCTTTACGGCCTGCGTGCCTACTACGATTACCTGGTCTCGCGTGGCCAGCGTGCCGACAACCCGACCGCAGGCCTCACGGTCAAGAAGTCGAAGACGCTACCGAAGCAGCCGGTCTGTGACGAGGACGTGAAGCGCCTGACCTACGGCGCCAACTGTAAGCGCGACGTGGCGATCGTCGCGTTTTTCTACTCCGGCGGCGTGCGCCTGGCCGAGCTCGCCGAGGTGCAGATTGAGCACGTCCTCTGGGCCTCAGACACCGTGCTGATCCACGGCAAGGGCGACAAGTGGCGGCCGGTGAAGCCCGGCGCTGAGGTCATGGCGCTGCTGCACGAGATCGCGGGAGAGCGTACAGCGGGGCCGTTGTGGCTGACGAAGGACAACGCGGCAATGAGCAAGAAGCGGATGAGGCAGAACTTCGGGCGGCTGGCCACGCGCCGCGGCGTCCGGGCTCACCCGCACCAGCTACGCGCGACCTTCGCCAACAACGCGCTCAAGAGCGGCATGGACCTCGGGGCGCTGAAGGAGGTCATGGGCCACGCCGACATCTCGACCACGGCGCACTACGCCCAGGCGACGGCGCTAGAGCGTGGGCTCAGCCAGATGGACGCAATGAACCTTGCGGGACGGGTGCTCTAGCTCAGTCCGGCACGTACAGCGCCGCCGACTCCAGCGTCAGCCTGCCCGCCACGCCCTTCGGCCCGGAGCGGATCAGCAGGAAGTACGCCTGGCTGAAGTCGTGCGGCTTGAGCACCACCGACGCCGCTCCCGCCTCCACCGTTTGATGCGCGAGGCAAAGGCCGGCGTCGGCGCTGGCGAGGCAGACCTCGATCGGCCCGTCCTGCACGTTCAGTTTCACCACCACGTAGGCGTTGGTGTACGGCGTGCGCGGGATCGGGATGAAGCCGCCTGCGCCGTAGGGTTGCGCGGGCGTGAGTATCTGGCCTGAGAAGCGCTCCTTGTTGGGCTCGTAGAGCTGTACCGTGCCGAGGTCGAACGGCAGTACCTCGCGTCCCGACGCCTCGACGCGGATCACCGTGACGTTGGCCCGCAGCTCGCCCCGGCTGACCGTTTTGGCCTCTACGAGCCGTGGGCGCAGGCCTTCTTTCGCCAGCGCCTCGGTCGCCTCGCCCAGTGCGTCAACGCCCGGCGGCGTCAGGATGGCGATCGGCCGGTCGAACGGGATCGTGTTGCTCGTGCCGTCCGGGTTGACCACACGCGGGAAGTCGTAGCTCAGCACCGACACGTACATGTGGTGGAAGCCCGCGACGGCATGGAAGACGAAGCCAAGCTCCGGCGTCTGGTGCCTGTACCAGAACGTGATCCGCTGGCCGTACGGCTGCGTCGTGGCGTTGAGGTCGTAGGAGAGCAGGAACTTCTCGTAGCTGAGGTCCTGCCCGTCTTTGTACGCCCCGCCGCCGTAGCCCGCATAGAACGACGTGTTGAGCACGCCGAGCAAGAGCACGGCGGCGAGCGCCAGCGCCGGGTAGCGCCTGACCAGCGCCGCGAGGAGCAGCAAGAGCGTCAGCAGAGTCAGCAGGCCCGCCGTGCGCGTCATGGCGCAGTAGTCGCCGCCGAGTACGGTGTCGTAGCCGCAGGCGTTGCGCAGCTCCAGGGCCGAGAAGGCGATAGGCGCCAGCACCGCGAGCACCACGGCCACACATACCAGCGCCATCTGTCGCGGGGAGAGACGTCGCAGCGCCAGCGCGACCGCGCCGCCGATCACGGTGAAGGCGAACGGCATGAGGAAGTTGGTGTAGTACCAGACCTCAAGCACGGGGCCGTGGAAGGCTTCGTAGAGCGCGTAGAACGCCGTGACGCCGAGGCACATCAGGGCCGCAGCGGCGAAGAGTAAGATGTCGGCATGAGTGAGGTCAACCACTACCTGCTTCGCAAACCTTGGGAACCGGAGCCGCGTACGGACTACGTGCCTGAAGACGCCCTCACCGCCGAAGTAATCCCGTGCGCGATGGGCGCTGCTCGATGTGTTACCAACCTCAATCCGATTGATACGACGTGCGCTTGCGGATGGCGAACCTTCCGTCCGAAAATCGGGCTTAGACTGGCCGACATTACTCCCAATCCACCAACCCACTCCAACCCGTAGCAACCCGTAGACGCTGACGCCCGCCGCGACCAGCGGGAACGCCAGCCACCCGGCCTTCCTGAACCACGTCAGGTTGTCGATGCCGTGCGTGCCGCCGTCAACCTCGCGGGCGTAGGCGACCTGACGCGCCAGCCAGTTGACCTCGCCGGTCAGGTGGTAGTAGACAGCGCCGAACACCACCAGGGCGGCCAGCGAGCCTCCTGCAAGGCACACGACGCTTGTGGCGATGCGGCGCCTGTCGCGCAGGTCAGGGTTGGCAAAGAACACCGTCGACAGCACCAGCGCGGGCGGGTACGGCGCGGCGTTGATCAGGTTAGAGCCTACCGCGCAGACCAGCAGGAAGCCCGCTAGAAGACACCACAGCGGCCACCAGCGCGACCTGCGGGCACAGACCGTCATTGCCACGGCCGCGAGCGTAAAGACCACCACGGGCCCGTCTATGTAGTCCCAGTGGATGCCCCAGAGGAAGTAGGTGTGCGTGCCCAGCAGGACGGCGGCGATGAAGGCGGCTCCTGTATTGCGCCAGAGGCCGCGCACGGTCACGAACAGCGAGAACGTGCCGCCGTAGAACAGGCCGAAGCGCAGGGCGAGGTTGGCCCACTCGGCAGGCAGCAGCGAGTACGCCGCGTTACCCACCAGCAGCCACGGCAGGCGGGAGCCCTGGTAGTAGCCGAGGTCGATGTTGCCTTTGAGGTCGAGGAAGTAGCCGGTGTAGACGTAGGGGTCGAGGTAGCCCCTTGGCGGCAGGAACGTCCACCAGCGGTTGAGCAGGCAGAGGACGATGGGGAGCGCTAGCAGCGCGCCGGCGGCGATGTGATCGACCTTCAATCGCATCGGAGGATGTTACATGACGACGCGGTTTCCCCGGAAACGAAGAGGCCCCGCCGAAACGGAGCCTCTTCTCGAGCATGTGCCCGTCGTACGCTGGTGGCGGGAGAGGGATTCGAACCCCCGGCCTTTGGGTTATGAGCCCAACGAGCTGCCGCTGCTCCATCCCGCGATGCAGGCCCCATTCTAGCACAAGCGCTTAAGCCGTTCACGCAACAACGCCCCGTCCCGCTACTGGTCAGGACGAGGCGCGTGCACGCCGGCGACGGAGCGGTAGCCGGTGTCTCTAGGTAAGCACCTCGCCCAGGATCGCCTTCTGGTAGCCAACACATACAGCGGCCCAGTCCATCGGTTGTCCCGCGCCGTAGTCTGCCAGCAGCTTGTTGCGGTCGCTGTTCTCAATGCACTCGCCGACGTTGGACGCCTGCACGATCTTGCTGCCGCACTTCTCGGCTACCTTGCAGGCGATCTCCAGGTAGACGCCGCCTGAGATCCTGCGGTGGTGCTCGGGCTGCGTGATGTTGGGGAACAGCGAGAGGTTGAGGTGGTCGCCGGCGATCGTCGCCCGTACCGTGATCGTGACACCGTCGTCGTCTTTGACGTCGCGTTCCCACATCGCCGGCGCCGTGTCGTAGATAGACGGACGGGGCTTGAACTCGCCCAGTAGCAGGATGGCTTCAGCCGTGACCTTGTCGACCGGGAAGACGGAGGTTGAGCAGCACATCAGCCGCAGGCCACCCATGCCGTCGTATCGGACGTCCGCCAGCTCACCGCCGTCTCGGCCTTGATGCCGCACAGACGCCCCGCACGGCGCTCGACGAACTGCCCCTGACAGTTGTTGCCGTCCGGGCGCGGAGCCGCGTGTACGCCGCTCCAGTACGGCCCCTGGCCATCGTCGTAGAGGATGGCCACACGCGTTGCGATCGGGTCGAGCTGGCACCAGAAGACGTACGGCCCGCCGCCGTTGGCGCCCGTGCCGCTGATGCGCACCGTGCGCGGTCCCATCGTGCGGTTCCAGCGATCGCGGTCCGCCTGCTGCTGGTAGTGGCGCGACAGCGGGCCCGTGTTCATTACCGTCACGTCGCTCGACGCCCTGAAGCTGCCGTCCTTTACATACTGTTCATCGAACGTGGCCATCGCGTGCAGCATCTCGTGTTCGACCACGGCCACGCTGCTGACTTCGAAGTAGGTCGCGAGGTCTGACGACAGGTCAATCGTCACGTCGTAGGGATAGCCCCTGCCGAGGCAGTTTATGTTCGTGGCGCCGCACCGCGCCGCCAGCGACGGCCCGCAGTTCTGATAAATCAGGTGGCCGTCAGACGCTTCGATGAAGTTGATCGCGTAGGTGTTGCCCAGGTCGGCCAGCGCCAGCCGTACGTATTGCTCGACGTTGCCGGCGCAGGCCGGGTTGCGCTCGAAGCGCCAGCGCCATTCGCCGGAGGCGCGTAGCGGGCCGCTGAACGGGTTGTAGCGGTCGAGGCTGGCCCCGCCGTACTGAAACTGGTCATCGTTCTGCTGTGGCGGGAAGCTGGCCGGCGGCGGGTCTGCCGCTTCGCCACGGCTTGCCGCGAAGACGATGATCACGAACAGGGTCAGGGCCAGCCACCATAGGATCGCGAAGCGGACGGTCATCTACTTCACCTTCTTCTGCAAGCAGTCGACGGCGGCGGGCGTGATGTCGATGTCGCGCCCCTCGCTGCTGGTCTGGTAACGCGCCGTTACGCCAAAGCCCGGCCAGGTCAGCGTGTCGGTGCCGCGGCTGGCCTCAAGCGAGCCGTTCTGCTCGGGCACCGGGAAGCGCGGGCGCGTGACCGTCGTGGCAGGGTCCTTGCAGAAGTTCAGCGCGAAGGCGGGGTCTGTACCGGGCGCGCGCGCCACGATGTTGACCTCGTCCGCGGCGGTAGTCGGCGGCGTCGGCCCGCCCGCCTGGTTCATGCCCGGCACGATGACGAACCAGGTCAGCAGGCCAGTGCCCATGACGACGGCGACGACCATCTTCAGCACCAGACGCTTTAGCTCGGCCTGCTCCAGCGGCGTCAGGGCGTGCATGGCCAGCGCTAAGGCTCGCGTTACGGCGCCCATTACGGCACCACGTGCCCGGCTGCGAAGAACGCCGAGCCGAGGAACAACGCTTCCCAGAGGAATTTGCCGTCCGGGTTGCCGAACATCACGACGCCAAAGCCGACGCCGAAGATGATCGTGGCGACAAGGATCAATACGGAGTGTGTCGTCAGTACCATTACGGGGTGTTCTTTCTGCTGCAAGCGCAGCGCTAGCAGTGGCGTCCTTACTTCAACGCGGCGTACAGCGCCGCTGCTAGACCGCCAAGCGGCCCGACCCTGATCAGCATCTTGTCGAAGGTGCTAAGCACGTCTCGCTGGCCCTCCTTGCGGTCGGATATCGCATTGCTCTGGCGCTTAATCTCGGACACATCGAACTCCACCGCTTCCAGCCGTTCGGTCTCCCTGCTCGTCTCGATATCGCGAAGATGCTGCTGCAGCGCGGTCGAGACGTTGGTGATGTTGTCGGCGTTGGTAGCCGTCTTGCCGTTCAGGATGCGCAGGTGCTCTTCGATGCGCTCGCAGTGGCCGAGGATCGCGGTATCAGCCGCCTCAAGTGTGTTAAAGCGGCGCTCTTCCTCGCGGGCTGCACGGATGGCAGGGGTGTCGTCAGACATCGTGTCTGGCACCCGCGGCGAGATGTTCATCTGCGGCCTCTTCGCTCATTACAACCGCCTCAAGAGCGCCGCCGCGTCGATGCCCCGGTACTGCTGCGGCATGATGTTCTGGTGGCCGTCGCGGTACATAACGAACTCGTAGGTGGCCGGTGCGCCGTTGGGTGTGTACTTGGTCGGGTCGGTGCCGCCGGTCTGTCGCCCCATGAGGCACTGAGGCTGGAAGCCGCGGCCCCAGCTGCGGTTGAGCGGGAAGTGACGCTTGGCGCGGCGCTCGTCAGGCCCGCGCTGGTGGAAGCGCGCGCCGACGCCGGACTGCAGCTCGCGCCACTCTACGTAGGCGTCCGTCGTGCCGGCGCCCACCGCGGCGTGGCCGTGGCCGATGCTGGCGTTGGTGGGGCCTTCGATGCTCAGCGTGATCAGCGGGCAGCCCTCGAAGCCGGGGTACTCCAGTACCGGCCAGGTGCTCTGCTCGCTCGCTTCGAAGTCGTCGCCCGTGCCCGCTCCTGCCGTCTTGACCTGGTTGTAGCCCAGCACGCCCAGCGGTTCCTGCTTCTGGCGGTGCCATGAACCGTCGCCGTAATCCAGCAGGTCTCGGGTCGCAACCAGGTAGGGTGCGTCGTGGCTGGCGACCGTCTGTCGGCTCACGGTGGCGTAGAAGACCTGCGAGCTGACCGGCAGAGAGATCGTGAAGTCATTCACGCCGTCGCTTGTTGCCTCTTCCCACCAGTTGACCGTTACCGCGCTCGGCGTGACGAAGTTCGGCTTCCACCAGAAGCGCTGGCCGTCCGTGTGGTGGCCACGGCAGTAGATCAGGCTCTCGCTGCTCGGCGGGCGGTCCTGCAGCCAGGCCGTCTCTTGCCGCCGCCGGCCGTTGTTGTAGATGTGGGTGCGCTGGTCGCAGTACATGATCCCGTCGCGCACCTTCGTGGCGAAGGTCACCCAGGGCAGGTTCATGTCTACGTCCTGCACCACCCAACCGTCGAGCGAGATCGCCACCAGCTTGCCCTTGAGCGTGCCTGCCTGTAGCGGATCGAAAACCCCGAGGTAGCTGTTCTGCGGCACCCAGGCGTAGACCAGGGGCTGCCCTCCGCCCAGCGCCACAAGGCCGATGAAGTAGCCGCCTGAAGGCAGCGTGGCGCGGTGATCGGTGAAGACCGCGGCCGCGGGAGCTACTGAGGTGTCGACCATCGTGATCCGCCCGCCGTTGTAGACCATGAGCGGGCCGTCAGGCAGCTGAAGCACGTCCCAGACCGGCCCCGTGGCCCCGGCAACGTAGGCCACCGTGGGAGGGTTCGCCGTGATGTTGGTGATCGCCTGCAGCGCGCTCGTGGCGCCGTTGGCCGAAAAGAACCCCGCCAGCAGGTAGCGAGTGCCGGCGAAATCGGCCGACCTGAGGCAGTTGAGGATCACCGGCGTCGCACCCGCTACCGGGTAACCCGCCACGGCAACCACGGTCGGGTCGGTCGGCGTGTTCGTCCTGAACAGCTCCGGGTTACCCGAGAGCCGTGTAAAGCCGAGCACGTCGGTGGTCAGGTAGTTGGTGTGCACGATCTTGGTCTGCGTCGTGCCGGGGTCTGCTCCGGGGTCTGGCGTCGTCTGCGCCACGGTGAGCTGCGGCAACCGGATGTAGCCCGGCTTCTCGCCCTGCAGCGCGCCGCTGGAGCGCGAGAAGTGCGCCTCGCGGAAGTCGCCGCGCTGGCGTACCGGCCCACGGTGCTCGTAGATATTGGCGCGACCCAGGAAGAAGCCCGGCATCCCCTTGATCGGCACCGGCCTGGCGTAGTCGGCGGCGCCCAGCGGCTCCGTGGGCTGGATGATCCCGGGCGGCGAGGTCAGGGCGCGGATGTCGCCCGTGTGGATACCGCCGTCTGAGGTGAAGCGCTGGGAGCCTGACGTGTCTACCGGCCGCAGGGTCATACTCGGTACCAGCGGGCGCTTGTCGTGTCCCAGACGAAGTGGGCGGCCGTGAGCCCTGCCACGACGCACGCCACGCCGTCTGCCACGTTCGACGTGCCGGCGGCGGCCATCGTCAGCGTGTTGGCCCCGGCCGCAAGGTTAATCAGGGTGAACCGCTGGCCCAGCGTGACTCCCGCCTCAAGGATGATGCCGGTACGCGCGGCGGCAGGGTTGGCGCGCCACAGGCCGATCGTCGTGTCTAGGGTGTCGTTGTTGACCGTAGCCGACGCGGCAGCGGCCGAAGTACCGACAGCGACCGAGCCGCCGACCTCCAGCGTGGCCGAGACCAGCGCGTCGCCGACCACCTCCAGTTCCTTGCCGGCCGTGAAGGCGCCGTCCGTGCCGAAGTGCCCACGCGTGGCCGTGAGGTCACCTGCCGTCGTGTTGGCCGGTGCGACGCCGGTGTTGGCGATAAAGCTGGCCCAACCGGCGTGAGTGATCCCGCTGGCGCTCACCGCCATGACGGTCGCGCTGCCGATCACCCACTCCCATTGATTCGAGCTGCGCACGTAGCGCACGTAGTCGTTGGTGTCGAGGGTCCAGGTCGGCGCACTCGATACGATCGCGAAGTTGAACAGCGCGTCCTCGACGAACACGCGCTTGCCGACAATGTCGCCGTCCGCGGTCGCGCCCGTCAGCACGGCGAGCGAGCCGGCGCGGAACCACTTAGACACCGCCATCGCGCCCGTGACCTGCGCTTTGACGCCGGATGCCGGTGCGGCGTTGGTCGCCACGCTGAGAATGCCGTCTACCGTGGCGTCGCCTGCCGCGTGGTTGAAAGGCTCCGTGGCCGAGCCGGAACGGAAGGCGCCGGTGATGTAGAGATTGATGCTGAAGGTCGAGCCGCCGATGAACACCGTGCCGGACGCTCCCGTAGAGAGCCCATCCCAGAGCACGCGGTTGCCAACCTGTTGTGCTACTTCGATGTCCCCCAAGGCCGGGCCGCGGTGGTCGCCTGGGTTGGTGTCGCTGTGCATCGCATCGTTGAGGCGGTGCGAGACATCGTTGGAGCCGCCGGGGAAATGGGTGTCGCGGTCTATCTCAGGGGCGCGGTCAGTTGCACGCCCGCGCGGGTCGTTGTCGAAGGTCATCGCGGGCCTATCCTGCCGCCGAGCCGCTGGCGCTTCTCCGGCAGCCTGACCGCAGCCCGGGCCTGGTTCTGGGCCTCGAACAGGGCGCGGTGCTTGGCCTCGACGCCTGTCCAGTACGGGTCTGCGCCGCCCACGTTGAGCATCGCGGCGACGTTAGCCGCGGCGCCGTGGAAGACCAGCTCTTCCGGCGCGCGCGTCACGGCCAGTTCGTCGTCCAGCGGGTCGATCTCCTGCCAGGCGCGCTGGCTCGAGTACCAGAGCTCGAGGTTCTGGGATCGTGCCTGTGCCTCACGGAACAGCAGCACGGAGTTGGGGTTGCTGTTGCCGGCCAGGTGCTCGGTGTCGAAGTCACGCCCGCGCTTCCACGCCTCGTAGGTGGGCGTGGTGCCGTCGTAGGCGTTGTGCCCGCCCCTCAGCGCCACGCCGTAGCTGGCCTCGCTGACGCCGGTGATGTTGAAGCGGTCGCGGTTGTAGCTCTCGAGGTCGAAGGCGGTTGCCGCCAGGTCGCGGCCGGGCAGGGCGTCCCAGGCCGTGACGTCGCCGTTTCCCGGGGAACCGAGGCGGCAGTTGATCTTGTAAACCTCGTCCGGGACCGTAATCGTGTGGCGCAGGTGCACCGGCGTTTGGCCGTAGCCGGTCGCGGCGTCGGCCAGCTCGGCGCCCCACACGGAGCCGGTGAAGTTGTAGATGCGCCAGCTGATCGGCCCGCCCTGCACGTTGCGCGCGCGGGCGTTGAGCTGCAGCTGCTGGCCGGGCTGCACCGCTATGCCCACCGTGTTGTAGGCGTAGCCGTTGGCGGCGGTGTTGGTCACCACCAGCGACTGCGACCCGACCTTGCCGTAGACCTGGTCCGTCAGCTTGTCGAGGTCGGCGTTGGTACCCGCCCACGAGTCCATGTCCGGCGCTTCGAAGTTGCCGTCACGCCACGGCGTCTGCGGCAGGAAGTTGTAGACGTAGGCTTTGGGGAAGACGTTCTGGATGCAGCGGTCGAGCTCGTCAGGGTGCACGCCCGGCGGGTTCCACTCGTAGTCTGTGCCGGTGAACGGTGCGGCCCAATTGGTGCCGTCCTCGTGCACCAGGGTAAGGCCGCTGAGCGCGCCGGACTGTTTGATGCGGCCCTCGGCGCTGCTCAGGCCCGGCCAGCGTATCCAGCCGTCCGCGTACTGGAACTCGCCCTCCTGGTTGTTGCCGAAGCGCAGGGCGTCGGTGACGCCGGTGGCCGACCTCGTGCCGGTCGACGCGAAGCCGAGCACGCGCCAGCCGAAGTCCTCACAGAGGTACAGCTTCTGGCGCATGTAGGCGAGGTCGAAGCTCATTTGCTTAGGCGCGCTTCCCGGCGACGATCGCCTTGATCAGGGCCATGCGCTCGGACTCGGCGACCTTCTTGGCCTCTTCGAAGTCGGCCAGACGCTGCGCAAACAGCTCGACGCCGGCCTCGGCCACGAGCAGCGTTTCGCGCAGGTCGGCGACCTGATCTTCCTTGTAGCCGCTGTCCAGCATGCCGCCGATCTGCAGCTCGAGCTGGACCACCAGCGCCTGCTGTTCGGAGATTTGCCGGCGGATCACCTGCTCGATGATCGGGACCATTTCCAGGGTGTAATCCACGGTCGTTACGCTCCTAACGTTTTGCCTGCGAATTTCTTGTCGAAGTGGTGGTGCTCGCGCTCGGCGTACGTCCTGCCGTCCTGCTCCCATTCGCGCGTCACCGTGCCGTAGCACTCGAAATGCAGGTGATCCTTGCCGTCCTCGTCCCGCCAGACGCCCTTGGGCTCGGCGGGCTGCTTGCACTTCGGGCAGGTGTCGACGCGTCCCGTGGGGAAGTTGACCGGCAGGCCCAGGCTCGGCGGCAGACAGTGGCTACAGGGCTCAGCGGGGATGTCGATGAAGTCAGTCATGCCCATTCCCCTAAGCCGCATTGACGCTGATGTAGCCGGTGCCCGCCGAGGTCAGCACCTTGATTCGCCCCTGGTAAGCTCCAGCGGCGGTGGCGTCCAGCGTGCCGGCGAACCGCATGAAGTAGTTGTTGGTGGCGATCGTCGGCAGCTCGAGGTAGAGCTGCGCTGCGGTCGCGACCGTCCCTGCGCCGGACGCGGCCGGGGCCAGCAACGAGATGCCGTAGTACACCAGGCCCGTAAACGCGCCCTTGATGATCGCCTGGTTGATGTTGATGCCGTAAAACGTGTCGCTGTTGGCGATCGCCGTGAACGAGTTGGCGATGCTCAGGCCCAGCGCCGCGCCGGCCGTCACGGTGATCGCCGAGAGCAGGGCCAGCGAGACGTTGGTCGGTGAGGTCAGCGAGCCGATCACGACCGGGCCGACGAACTGGTTGTAGCCGTAGCAGATGATCCCGTACTCGGCCGTGGGCGCCGCGCCGGCGTTGCCCTGACGGCTACGGAAGGCCACCCACGAGGTCATGACGCCGCCCGCCATCGACCAGGTGGAGTCGACGCCGACGCCGCCCGTAATCGTGCCGCCGCCCGACGAAACCGCCACGACACCCTCAAGGCCGCGCGCCTCGCTGATCGTCCCGGCGATCTGCTGCGTTACGGTGCCACCGACCGCCCTCAAGACGTTCTGGGTGAAGTTGCCCGCCGTGTGGTAGACGAAGGCCATGATCGCCGAAGCGTCGACGGCGCCCTGGTTGGCCGTGGGGTTCGACGTAAGCACGACCACGAAGGCGCGCACGATGCCGGAGCTGGCGCCGGGTGTTGAGGTGACGTTGACGCCCTGAAGCTCTTGTGACGACGTCGACGCTGGTGCGGTGTAGGTGGCGATGCCCAGCGGCAGCTGCGCGAAAGCGAGCACGTCCGTGGCGCCGATCGTCGCGCCGGCGGGCAGGGAAGAGATCGTGAAGGTGATCTGTGCGCCGCTGAGGCCGGTCACGAGGATGATGATCTTGCGCTTGGCCTTGGTGACCTCCGGCGTCTGCTGCGGGTAGACCTCCAGCACCAGGCCGGTACGCATGTGGGTCGCCGAGTTGACGTCAAGCGTGTAGGAGCTGCCCTCGACCAGGGTGCCGTTGGGCGGGTTCTTGACGGTGGTTACGGCGCGGGTGTCGGCCATCTACCACTTCCACGTGACGTTCAACGTAGAGCCCAACGTCCCGGTGTTGACCGTGTTGGTGTTCGACCCGTCGCCTGACTCATTACCCGAGAGGTAGTGAAAGCCAAGGCCGGGAAGCCCCTTGTAACTGGCGGCCACGGCCGCGGACAGCACCACGGCCGCATTGGTGTAGACCTGCCCGATGACCTGGCCGGTCTGCGCAGTAATCGTGTCCAGGCCAATGTAGGTGCGCGTAAACGCCCCTGATGTTGCCGCGGTTGAGATCAAGGCGAAGCTGGATGCCTGCACGTTGTTGACGTTCAGGCCAGCGATCAGGTTCGCGCGATAGGTGTTGCTGCCCCTCGCTGCTCGCAGTGTCGCGGAGCTGTAGGTGTAGTTAACGCCGCTATCTACTACGGTGGTTGTCTGCTCGACCTGGTTGTACGCATTCCACAGACCGAAGCTAGCCAGCCCGCCACCGGATGCAGACGAGCCAAGGTCGTAAGTGACCGTAGCGCCGCCCGCGTCCGTGCGCACCGTCCCGACGTAGGTGCCCAGCCCCACGCCCGGGCCGTTGGTGATCGCGTTGAGGTTGGTCAAGACGCCGTTGACCCGCTGCAGGTCGTTCTCTGTGGTCGCCGAGCGGGCCGTGTCGCTGTTCCACGCCGCGCCGCGCGTCAGCGTCCGCGTGCCCGCGTTGTCCCAGACAAAAAGATCGTAGTTTTTAGACGCTACGGCAGCGGCAGGCCCGGCGTTTCCGGTCGCAGCGTTGGCCAGCACGTTGCTCAGCTCAGCAAAGTTATAGACCTTCCATGTAGAGCCGTCGTAGATCGGAATAGCGTTGCCCACGTACGGCGTGTAGTAGACGGTTGCTGCGGCGGACACCGTCGCGGTGAGCACGGGCACCGCCGTCGTTAACGTCAGGCGGCCCTGGGGCTCCACGAGGTTACTGACGCCGGTGAGTCCGCTGAGGATGTTCGCGGCGATTTGCGCGACGACTCTGCGCACGATCTGCATGGTTAGTAGACCCCGTAGGTGACCTTGAGCACGCCGGACGTGCCGCCGGTCCGAATCGCGCGAAACTTCTGCAGCTCGCCCTTGCCCTCGAGCGCCAGCACATCCCCGACCTCAAGAAGGTGGCCCTCGGATGACGTGGGCGCTGTACCGTCGACGCGGAAGCGTATCTGTGCCGTCTCCAACGTCAGGCGCGCGTGGTCGGCGTTGGTGGCCACGGAAGCCAGCGCAACGCCGCCCGACGTGTTGTCCACGGTCAGGCTCTCGTAGCCGTTGGAAATGCCGGGGCCGGGCATGTCAGGCTCCTACTCCAGGGTGAGCTGGATCAAGCTCTTCTCAGTTGTCGCGTTGACTGCCAGGACGCGACCCACCACCGCGGCGATCTCGGTGTTCGGGGTCCCCTCGGTAAGGGTCATTGGCGTCACGGCGCCGTCCGTGGTGCTCGATGCCTGGCAGCTCCGCGCCTGCACCAGCGTGCCTTCGGTGATCACCGCAGCCGGGCCACGGGTCTGGCACCAGTAGTAGGTGTTGGCCGCAACGGCGGTCGGCGCCACGCCAGCCAGTGCGGCGGTCGGCGGCGACGGGTGCACGATCGTCTTGTAGAAGTTGCTGTGGTACAGCGTGACCTCACTATTGGTCGTGAGGGCGATGTGCAGCGGCGAGTCCTCGTAGAGCGTCACGGCCAGCGTCGCGGATGCCGCCGCCGCCGGGTGGCTCTTGATCCGGTAGAGGTAGCCCTCGGTCGTGGTGTCGGCGCCCGCGTCGTTGACGTAGAGGTAACCGTCCGTGTACTCGTTGGCGATAACCGCCGTGGCGCCCAGCGTCACTGAAACGACGAAGGTACCGACGTCGGCAGCGGCCTGCACCGCGATGTTGGTGTGGTTGGTCACAGGCGGTGCTGCGGCCTGAACCAGCATGCCTGCCGTCAGAGCCACGGCGCCGTTCAGCGCCATGCGGAAGCGGCGGCCGTCCGGGAAGTCCAGCGGCGTGCCCAGCTTGGCGCCGGCATTGCCGACGCCGGAAGAGGTGCCGTAGGTCTTGTAGATTTCAGCGCTGTAACCGACTGGGGCCATGACTGCTACTCCTTAATCGCTGTCCCGGCGGGTCCGCGCACGGGCGGGACTGCCGGGGTAAGAGACGAGGCCTCGGTCTTTCGCTTTGCCGGGGTCGCCACTGATTTCGATCGTCTTGTCACTCGGCCTGATGCCGTTCTCCTTGGCGGTGTCAAGCAACGCCTTTTCCGCTTCGCCGTAGCGCAGGCCGGGGTCCGGCACGACGCTTTCGACGATGCTGCCGGGTCCGCCCTGGCGCACCTGCGCACGGCGGACCGCAGAGCGGTTGCGGACGAAGAAGTACGGCATGTCCATCAGGCGACCGTTACTTCCTTCTGCCTCGTTGCCTCCGCGTCTTCGCCGACGACGAAGCCGCGGTCCAGCACGTCCGCGAGGCTGACCTTGTCGGCCTCGCCCATCAGGAGTGCCAGCATCTCGCTGGGGTTGACCGGCTCGAAGCGCACGGGCGCACGGCCCTTCTTCGGGCCGTGGTCGCGCAGCAGGCGCCGCGCCAGCGGGTTGTCGACGTCGTAGACCTGACCGGCTTCGAACAGAGCGACCTCGCGGCCGTTGTAGACCTTGGCGTCGAGGTCCATGTCCTTGGCCTGCTTCTGAGTCAGGCGCGGCATCTCGCCGTACTTGTAGGTTTCGAGGCATCTAAGTTCCACGCTGCGTTCGCTCCTTCTTGACGGGCTGAGCCTTGGGCTTGGTGGGTGCCGGCGGTTTGCTGTGTCGGTCCTTGGGCTTCTCCGCCGGCGCTGGGGCTGACGCCTCTGCCGTAGCCGTTTCCACGGAAACGTCCGCGGGTTCAGTGGTGGCCGACTCGTTGGGCTCCTCTGTCGGCTCCGCGGGTGCGACTACGAAGCGCACCTCGTGCCCGCCGCGCGTGTCGCCCTCTGCCATCGGCCCGTAGTCATGCAGCAGGCGGGTCGCGATGTCGTCGGCAAAGTCATAGACCTCACCGGCGACGAAGCGGCGTTCCTGGTAGACGTGGGCAGCCTGGCAGAGTAGCTTCATGTGCTTATCCCTTATGCGTCGTCGATCGTGACCTGGGAGCCCCAGTGCGAAATGGGGCCGACGCCGACGCCGTAGTCCGCGTCGGAGCGCAGGATTACACCCAGCCAGTCGTCACGGGTGAACACATCGTGGTTCCATTCGGACGACACGATGTACCAGAGGGCCTTCTCGGTGAACAGGCCCGCCAGCACGTCGCCGGAGCCGTTGACGAAGCTGCCCTGGAGGTAGGGATCCCAGAAGATGCCGACGCCGCCCAGGAGGTCGCCGCCGGGGACGGCGTACTGGCGCATGATGTCGGCGCTGAGGCCCTGGGGAATCCAGGGGTTGGTCGACGCCACGACGCCCTGTGCGCCGAGGTTGGCCAGAAAGTCTTCGTAGCCGATCGGCGACAGCACCAGTGACTTCTTCTGGCCAGTGGGCGGCCCGCCGTTGGCGGGCGTGGTCGCGATGATCTTGCGGTTGGCGGTACGGGCCGTGGCGAACGTCATGTCCGTGTTGGTTGAGCCGACGTCGTTGTCGGTGTGGAAGTTGGTGAACTGGGCCAGCAGCAGCTCGTCCACGTTCTGTCCCTGAGCGCGGCCCATCTCGTCGCCGACCATCGCCGTGATGTCTTCCTGCGACATGTTCTCCAGTCGCTTGGACAGGCGGTAGCGCACGACCTTGATGCCAGGGACAATCGACACGCTGCCGATCGTGAAGGTGTCGGAGAAGCCGATCTCGTCGCCTTCGGTCGGCGTCTGGACCGTGGCCTGCGAGGT